ATTTATACTAGTATTCTCTCCTATCTTCCCCCTGTTAATAAACCCGTGTAAAAAATTTCGGGGTTATGGTTTGGCGCAGGCGTGTTAATAACTTGTGAAAGGTTTTGGTAGATAATTGTTTGTTATTTTGTAGTTTAGCGACTGCATTGTGAGAGGTGCAAGGACATTAGGTTGGATCAAAAACCAATCCATAGCCCCAGACGGAAACTCTCACTTCCTGATGGGGCAATTTTTTTATATAATAACTTATGGCTAAATACGAAAAAAGGGAATCTTTTAAGCATTTAATGGCAAAGCAATTGTTAGTTAAGTGGCTTCGTGATATTGAATCTAAAAACGATCATTGTCAATTAGGTGATCTTTCCTGGCGGTCCAATCAAGGGGTGCATGAGGAATTACCATTTTATGAAACATCCAACCCTTATTATTTTGAATTAAGCGGTGGTTTAAATCCTGAGAGAGATTTTGATTTAGATAAATACGATTACAGTAATTTGTGGCTCCCGAATTTCAATAAAGGGCTTATTTTATTTGTGCCGGATATTACCATTTTTCACAAGGGTTGCGCTACCCACTTAATAGAGGTTGTTCATAAAAGTGATTTAACGGCTGAAAAAATAAACGAGATCATGTTCTTTTTTCATGGGACCGAATGCCCTTATTATCAGGTTTGGACCATTTCAGCCGACCATATTTTAGGGCAAGTAAATCAGCCAACTTTCTTAAATTTTGAAAAAGCATTTAATCCCCGTTAAGTTTATGGCAAAAGAATTACCTTACTTTCAATTTGAATCTGCTGAGTGGATGGCAGGATCAATTCAACTATGTTCCATGATAGCTCAAGGACTCTTCATAAATGTCTTGGCGCTATACTGGCAACGGTCCTGCATTTTAACGGTAAGTCAGGTCAATAAAAGGTATAAATTACCCGAACAATTGACCGAATTGATCGATGAAAACATCATCAAAGTAACAGGCGAAAAAATACAAATTGAGTTCTTAGATAAACAGTTTGAAATCATAGGATTAATTACCGAAAAGAAGCGTCAAGGTGGTATCAATTCTGCACTAAAAAGAAAGCAGGAAATGAACACTCCTGACAAGACTCTTACCAAGACTCCACCAACTATAAGAGAAGATAAGATAAGAGAAGATAAGATAAGAGGAAAGAAAGTGGAGGCAAATTTTCAACCACCTTGTTTGGATGATGTCAAAAAGTACTTTTCAGAAAACGGATATTCGGAACAAGCTGCCGCCACAGCCTTTAAATATTACCATGAATCTAATTGGGTCGATTCAAAAGGAAATAAGGTAAGGAACTGGAAACAGAAAATGATCGCAGTTTGGTTTAAGCCTGAATCAAAAGACCAATCCGAAAAGAGAAGGGGGTTAGTAAATTGAACATATTCGACATTCAGAACCGGCAATTCTATGAAGTTGACTTTCGTAAAAAGTCAGGCGAAGAAGCTATCAACTGCCCTAAATGCAATTCGGACAGAAAGAAAAAGAACACCAAACCATTCAGTTGGAACCATGATAAAAACACCGGATTCTGTCACCATTGCCAAACTTCATTCGGAATTAAACAGGAAAAGCAGGAAAAGAAAAATTACTTCAGACCCGTTTTTAACAACGCAACCGAACTGTCTGATCGGGTCGTTAAATGGTTTCAAGGCAGGTCCATTAGCCAACAGACAATTCAAAGCTTAAAAATTTCAGAAGGTTCAGAATGGATGCCACAAACCGGAAAGCCTGAAAATACCATCCAATTCAATTATTTCCGATCAGGAGAATTAATTAACACCAAATATCGGGATGGAGCCAAAAACTTCAAACTAGTTAAGGATGCCGAACTGATTTTTTACAACATCGATTCACTCATTAATGCCAAAACCTGTATCATCACAGAAGGCGAGATTGATTGCCTTTCATGGATTGAAGCCGAATTTCAGGCAGTTGTCAGCGTTCCAAACGGGGCATCAAAAAGCCAAAAAATGGAGTACCTCGATAACTGCTTCGAATACTTTGACGGGATAGAAAAGATTTACCTTTCAACCGATAACGATGAACCAGGTCGAAACTTGCGGGATGAACTTGCCCGAAGACTTGGAATCGAAAGATGCTATAAAATTGATTTTGGTGAGTTAAAAGATGCCAATGAATACTTGATCTATCATGGTCCCGAAAAACTAAAAGCATTAATTGAAACCGCAAAAGAATTTCCAATTGAAGGTATTTATTCGATTAACGAAACATGGCAGGATATTGAAAATATTTATTTCAATGGGATGCCGCAAGGAGCTAAAACGGGAGATCCCCAAGTTGATGGTCATATCGGATTCATGGCAGGGGAATTGACTATTGTTACCGGCATACCAGGTCACGGGAAATCGATATACCTAGATCAATTGAGTATTGGTCTATCAATCAATTCATCGTGGAAGTTCGGCATCTGTTCACCCGAAAGCTACCCATTGGCTTTTTACTTTACAAGGCTGATTAAAAGGATATTGGGTAAAAAGTTTAGCCGGTTTAATATCACCATGTCGCAGCTTACTCAGGTCCGTGAATGGTTATCAGATCGATATTTCATGATTATGCCCGAAACGGGCTACAACCTTGATGATATTATTTCCCGTGCGAAGCAATTGGTTTTAAGAAAAGGGATCAACTCGGTTATTATTGACCCCTGGAATCGGATAGAAAAAACAATTCCTTCGGGAATGAACGAGGGGCAATGGGTTGTTCAATGCCTGACTAAGTTGATTGAGTTTGCTCAAAAGTCAGGGGTTCATGTGTTCCTTGTCGCTCACCCAACCAAGATGCAAAAGGAAAAGGATGGGATCAACTTTCAAGTTCCGAACCTATACAGCATTTCGGGATCAGCCCACTTTTTCAACATCCCCCATAACGGATTCACGGTGTTCAGAAACTACCAATCCCAAAAAACAGAGGTCCATATCCAAAAGGTCAAGTGGGAGCATTTAGGCAAAACGGGGCTGTTGGAATATTGCTATAACGAGGAAAATTCAAGATTTGATGATACCCTACATTCCGATTATTCTAATTGGCTTGAAACAAAAATTATCGGGCAAAAACAAACCTCAATCGATGATTTACTTTCAGGCTTAAACATGACAGATGAACCACCTTTTTAACACAACCAAGTATTTTCCAACTGATTGCAAAAAGATTGAGCAGGTTCCGAGTTGGATTGATGCCAACCTAAAAACCTATAGAGGATTGTGTAAGTTGGTTGATGGTAAGCTAATTAGCACAGATATTAACATTGAATTTAACTTTTCAACATCCGATTTTCATCTTCAGGTGGATCAAAAGTTATGATTTTTACGCAAAATATTTGCAATTGATGGAAAAATGAGATTAAGATGTCCAGTTTTTTGTCCAGACAATTAACTGGACTTTTTATTTAATTCCTTGCTTTTCTAATTTATTTGTATATTTGACCCATGCGTTCAATACTCACCCTATTCGCTTTAATTTTATTTTGCGGCACATTACACGCCCAAACTCAAAATAATTCAATAGAACTCAAATTAGAGCGGTTTGCGGTCAAAAGATCGACAGGGTTCGGAGTTCAGATGATCGGGATGATAGTAGCTAGTGGTGGCTATCTACTCAGACACGAAACGAATAATGAAAAATACCTGTACGCTGCCGGTGCTGGTTTGTTTATAATGGGCTGGGGGATTCAGTTCGGGGCGGGTAAAGAGTTACGTAAGTAAAGAACAATCAAATACTTTGGCACAACCTAAAGGTTCAACTGGTAATCCAAATGGCAGACCTAAAGGCTCGGTAAATAAAAAAACCGCTCAGGCCCAGGACATTGCCGACAGACTTGGCATCGACCCGTTTGAGATACTTTTAAAGTTTGCGGCGGGTGATTGGAAGGGCTTAGGTTACAAATCACCAACCACAACCCGCATAACCGAAAAAGGGTCGGTTATCACAGAGGATATAATTTCACCTGAACTTAAATCAACATCAGCCGGTAAAGCGATTGAGTTTTTATACCCCAAACGCAAAGCAATTGACCATCAGGTTGAATCAGATGGGACAATCAACCTCACCCGAACCATTATTAACAAAACTGTGTGAATATCGGGCTGACTTACCTCGACTATCAAGTTGATGTTTTTTTTAATTGGGGTGAAGGCATTAAGTATAAAGTAGTTCCAAAGGGCAGGAGGTCAGGAATCACTAAAGGAGCAGCCAACGCAATTATTGAATATTTATTAGAAGGGTCTTCTCCGGTGCTTTGGGGCGATACAATTCACGGTAATATTGACCGTTATTTTCAGCGTTATTTCCTACCTGAACTGAAGGAAAATAAAATCCCGTTTCATTGGGATCAGCTTAAAAAACAACTGACTATCAGGGGTAATTTCTGCGA